CCGTCATCTACCCGTCCGGAGAAGTTGAAACAATCATGGAAACTGAACGCATGGGTTACGCCGCCCGCAAGGCCTTCAACATTGCGGATGAATAACTTATGATTGTGTCATACAACTCAAAAAACTATTTGACAACACTCTAAAATCTGCTAAAGTGGAATCATCGAAAGGGGGAAGCCCCCGGACAACGAAAAGAAACACTAAAACAATAGAAAGAATAAGATAATGAACAATCAAATCATTAATATTCCCGCCACCACATTCACGGGCCTTGCTAACCGCTTCAAGGATTTGCACCCGGAAGGAATCAAAGGTGCGGTAGACGTACATTCTCCGGATTATTATGAAGGGGCGGGCCTGTATGCCTATATTGCGGGTGATAGTGACGGCGGGCGCGTCTCCGCCGTGTGGGCAATCCTTCCCACTGGTGAAATTGCCACCCTAGTAAAAAACCCGGGTGCGGTAGTCCCACTGGATGACGTTTTCGGCTCTATCCGTCAGCAGGGCGGCAAGTGGCTTTTCGCCCTGTCCACCGATAAACTCACAGACCTCTATACTCACTACGGGTTTGTTCCCGTTGCATGGTTGCAATGGGATGACGCGCAGGCCCCTGCCTCATGGGACTATAACAAATATGGCCGCCCTAGTCCTGCGTTTTTCGTCCACCGCTACTATCTGACGCCCGCAGAATGTGAGACCTATGGGGCAGGGCGGCGCATGGTGCGCACCTATGATGAAGGGTTAAATCTGGTTCTCCGGCTAGTGAGCCGGGTATAATTCCCCCCCCCTTGAAAAGATACGCCACCCTATAAAATCAAACTAACAATAGAAAGAAATAATACAATGAGCATATATACAGAACACGCAAAAAGATTCCTCGCAAGTTGCGGAATCCGCATTACCGGAAAGTATAAGGGAAGATATGTTCCCCTGTGGGATAAAGAGCCGCATAGTACATGGGAAATTGTCCTGTGGCGTGAAGACAGGCAAAAAGGGGAAAGGCATGCAATCTTCATCACGTTCTACCAGTCACACGCAGATAAGTACAAGACGCCCACCGCATATGACGTACTTGCTTGTCTGTGTAAGTCCGATTGTGGCTCATATCAGGATTTTTGTGAAGATATGGGATTGCCCGAGTATGACGAGGAAACGGGGGAACGCAATATGCTTTCCTATAGCATGTACACGGGCGCATGTCATGAATATGCGGAACTTAAAACCTTCTTCACCCGCCCGGGTGAATGGGAAGAGCTGGAAGAGATTTATTGAACCTTGAAAAGATACGCCACTCTACGAAAACATTTAACCACAAACCAACAATAGAAAGAAAACTAAGCCATGAAAGACATATCAGAATTACATATCAGAAAGGAAATAAAAGTAGAAGGCAACGGAAAAGTTCACCTCACCATTGAAAGCTTTAATTCCTTGCACCGAAAAGAGTATACCCTTTCCCCCGCCATGTGGGCGGCTTCGGAAGTACTACAAGACAAGCTTGCCAAGCCGGGAAGCATGTACCTGAAAGATACGTTTTCTATCTATCGGATTGGTGCTTATGACGTTATGATAATTTCATCCGTGGATGAATGCCCGTATTTAACCCTTGAAAGATTATCGCTAGCGGAAAAGATAGCATGGTTCCCCTTCGGCATTGAAAACGTCCAACAGGCAGGAGATACCCGGCATTCTAATTCACAACATATATCTTATCTGCGTATCATTCAATGAATATGGAACCTGTTAAAGCTGAATAATTACACCGCCCTACAATATCCAACCAACAATAAAACAATAGAAAGAAATAAAACCATGAATGAAGACGAAAAGAAAACGGCAATCGATATTTTAGCCGCTCATATCCGGGAAACACGCCCCTATCTATTCCAACTATCCGCACGCCATGATGAAGAGCTGGAACTAATCGCCGCACTAGCAACGGAAACGGGAAGCAAGCTTACCTTGCTTGTCAGGGGCCGGGAATCTGGGGAAATGCGGGCAATCAACATTGCGGACTATCGCCCTCATGAAATGGTAGTCAGCCGTGCCTTTATTTCCGACCCTCTATGCCTCGCACTGGAGGAAGCGGGCGCAAGGATTGTGTATAACCGTTAAGTTCCCCCCCTGAAAAGTTACACCGCCCTAAAAAAGTATTTGACAAGATAATAAAATCCGATAAACTAAAATCAGCAAGCGGGAGCTTGTCTCCCGCATAACCTCAAACCTAAAAAGCATATATCATGAACACTCAAATTGAACTGAAAGACAACGAAATCCCGGCATGGGCATTCTACGAAAACGGTGACGGCCTTCTGTCTCTTATCTTTTTCGCCAAGTCATCCTCGCATGCACGCCCCATTGCCGCCCTGCTTAACATATACCCGTGGGACGCCCTGCCCGCAATAGATGATTCTGACATTGTGCGCTTGTGGCAGGCGGTGAAAGAGAATGAGTTAGGGGCTTGGTGTACCTACGACCCGGCGGAAATTAACCAGTATCTGGAACAACGGTTCTGCCAGCCAGTAGCTAAAGCTTCCCATGCTCAATTATTCCCGCTTCCCATTGAATAACTACGCCGCCCTATAAAATCAAACAACAATAAAACAATAGAAAGCAACCATATTATGAAGACTACAACTAAACCGGAAGTTCTTAAAGTATCAGACTATGCCCTTATCCATGACATTCCCACCTATGCCCTCAATTACTTGGCGTGTGGGGAAGATGAAAGCCTCGCCCCTGATGACATTGAAAACATTGAAGAGTGGGAAAAAGACTACTATCTTGCCTACCTCGTTGAAGGCCAGCAGGTTGCCCTTCATTCTGCCACTCCGGCTTTCGGTTCACCCTGCCCCTGCGTAAAATACTATGTCCTGCCCCGCTACATGGGCGCCGTCCTGACATGGATAAATCCGGGTTGCCGGATGACTAACTGCTACCTTGAACTTAGGCTTACAGACGGTAGCCGGGTAAAGGTGTACCTGAAAGGAAATCAAACCCTGCGTAGTACTATCCGCAACCTGATTGGCTTGGTAGAAATGGGGCATACTTTCACCGATATGAACGGGCACAATGTATTCCCCCGTCCCCGTGATATCGTTAATTTCTGGGTTCGGACGATGCACGGCCAAACGCTGGCAACTGGAAGAATATAAACCACTTGCGGCACGTTCCGGGGGAATCAAAATTGTTCCACATGGAACATTTAAACCCCGGAACCCCCGGAACCCGTCAAATAACTCTAACCAAATAGAAAGAAAAAGTAGAAAGACAAAGGAATAATTCCCGCCCCCGGATTGCGGGGGATATCGGGTGCAACGGGTTCCGGGGATTCCGGGGTTTAACAATAAACCAATCATAAATTACAGACCGTGAATAACTACGCCGCTCTATAAAAAGTATTTGACAAGATAAGAAAATCTGCTAAACTGAAATCATCCAGCGGGGGACAAGCCCCGCAACAATAAACCAAACAACAATAAACTAATAGAAAGAATAAAATAATGAATACTACATCCGCAAACCTCAACAGTGCCGCCGCCATTAATGCCCTTACTGAACGGGCAAATGCCGCTATCGATGCCGCCGTAGACAAGGTGCGTGACGACCTCATGAAGAATAATCAGAATGACTATGTCATCCCGGTGAAAAACATGGGGCATAACCTGAAACAGGTTGTCCGAGATAATGCCGCCTACGGTCTGGCCGCCCTTATTACTCACCGCATGCTGGCACTAGTGGCCGAACGCCTCCGCCAGTTTGAAGGCAAGGTCTATAACGTCCGAGTAGAACGGATGATGAATGACTGTCTGGCCGCCGCAATCGAACAAAGCGTTGATGCGGACATTAAAATCCGAGCCTATATAGATAGAAGTCACTACTCATGGTCGAAAGTGGTGTTTCATCATATCCTCCCCGGCATGTATGATGCCGTGAATATTTCCTTTAACTTTGACGTCAATGAGCTGACGCAGGGGCAGAAGCGGATTGTCACCGGGAGGGACATGGAGAAATTCATTGAAGGAATCTTCAATGATATGGTTCGCCTTGATACCAAGCTTCAAGAAATTGAGGATTCAAACTACCGCATTTGCAATTCCGACTACGTGTGCGCCTATTTTACACAAGCCGTTAAAGTGGAAGAGCAAGTGGAGAGCTTGAAGCAAGGCCTTAAAAACCTGACTGGTGCACAATACTATCGCTTCGACTATAACCACACAACCGTTTCCACCCTTCCCTCATACAGGGCATAGCCTAAACCCGCCCCAGCTACCCTATTTATTAGAACCCTCAAATAACTCTAACCAAATAACAAAACACCATGAGAACCTACATTGAAAAATTAGGCAAGGAATACATTGAAGGCAGAAAAGAAAGTGGCAAGTCTCCCTTGCGGACCGGATTATACGGAGAGCGTTTGCGCTCCATGTCATGGAAGCGCACCCGACTTTTCTCCTATCAAACGCACGTTGCCACCATCGACCGCCAAGGTAAAGTACTGTATATTACGACCAAAGAATATTCACAAACCACTACCCGGCAAATGCGGGATATTGAATGGCTCGCAAGATGCCACGGCTTTCATATCGTACCTACCGAACGCGTTGAAGATTATGCACATATCCTTGAAGGATAGTATCATACATATTAAAGTAAAAACCTGATAGAGTATTATCTTTTCCCTTAGAACCGACAAAGAACACTACAAAATTATGACTGCATTTGACATTGATATTAAGGGCAGGAAACGTGATGAACTTTCCCGCACGGAATGGCTTAAACTCACAAATCAAATCAATAAACTTCAACCTGCAATCTTTTCTTTTAAGGCTGGTGTAATATCCCATAGGATAGACAGGCCTTCCGAGTGGGATGGAGAAGGCACGGTGTATGTTAAGCCGTACATGCGGCCCTACGCAATCGAACTGGAACGCACACACAATGGTGCGTGCATTGTCCGGCTCCACAAGTTGAAGTGGAATGGCACGGTGTGGAAACTTGCGGAAACGGCGGCTCTGACTGTAGGGGATGCTATAGAACTGGCAAAGCACTTTATTGCGGTGGTTAATCAGAACTGGCAGGAAGTGGGGTTGCGTATTGCGCAGGAAGCGGGGGCGGTGGACTTCATGGTTGATGGTAGCCTCACCTATATGCGCTTCCGATTCCTCACACCTGATAAGGAATCCATGAATAAACTTAACTCCATAAAGGTTCGCAAGCTGGCAGAACGTTTCTTCCTCCCCTGCATGGTGAAGTTTACGAGCAACAAATGGCACGATGAATTGAATCTGGAAACCGTGAAGCTCGTACTCCGTTGAACCCTTAGAACTCTCACATAGCTCTATAGTATGACCTCCGAAAAAGAATCTAACGTCGTCATCCTCCGCAAGAACTGTCTTCACCACATCGGGCGAGCCGATAGGCTTCATGCCTTGTGGAGCATCGTGGAGCACCTCCATTCGGTAGTGGACATTGTTGCCCTCGTAAGTGCACTGGTTTGTTTAGGATACCTCCTTGCCACTGGTGAACTTCTCGTATCGTACCTTACATGGTGTGTCATCATCACGGGCTGGTTTGTCTTCCAGCTACTGGTAGAGTGGGGCATTGACATCATACGCCGACGCCTAAAGCGGCACCAGCTGGAGGCAAATCGCCTCGCCCGTTGCCTTGAAGACATGGGATTCACTCGACCTATCTTCTAATTAGAAACCTCAAAGCACGCTAGAAATTATTATGGAGAATTTTGACCTAATACTTAGCCAAGCAGAAACCACAACTGGAAGGAAGCCGTACCCCGATAAGCCGAAAGAGCAGGACCCTCTTGCAATCAGCTTCAAAATATCTAGTCGGAAAAAGCGGATGCTACTTTGTCTTCAACAAACAATATCATCAAAGACTGGAGAAAACATCTTCCCGGTACGAACCTATAGGTTGCCCTACTCTATGGTTGTCAAGGATATATACATTTATCTGTGCGGGTATGACCCGGATAACGTGACCTTCGTAATCGCTCGTGACGGCATCTTCCTTTACCTTGAATCCAGTGAGGATGGGTATCCAACTATTCGCTGGAAACTAGATATTTAGAAACCTCACATCGCTCTACAAAAACAAAACAGATATGAAACCTATCGCACTCGCTCAACAAATCATGCTCCTTCATTCTTGGACTAGCAATAATGAGGGAAGCACCGGGGAACTTTGGGATACTATTATCCTTCCCTCCAAGACTAAATCTGAACTCTATATTCCCCGGTATCCGGAGGCTGACAATCTCCAATCCGTGCGGGCTAAGTTCCTGATTGAAGCCTTCGGAATCGGCAAGGTAATCATGACAGATACCCACTTCATCATCCGCACACTTTATGACCCGAAGGCATATGGGGACCACACGGTGCGCATCCTCCGGCTAAACGCGCCAGAGACGCGGCGAGGCAAGGATTGCATGTATGCCACGGAAATTTATTTCGTAGGACATCGCGCCGTTCGATATAGCGAAACCCTTTACGATGCTATGTTTAAGGCCCGCCCCTCGCTAGTCCTCGCCACCAAGATGGCCTTCCCCCTATCAATCGAAGGCACTCCGATTTTGACGATGGCTCCCGACGACATGCGGCTGAACATGGGGACCCTGACCAATGAGGAAATCCTCTCACTCCACAAAGGTTCCTTCCAATGCAATCTAAGAGTTTAACCCAACAATTTCTTGCACTCCTTCGGGTTTCCCGTTTAACTCGGAAGATAATGCAGGAACAAAAAGAACAATACGAACGAAATCCGAAAAGTTATAACCACTACTATCAAGAATATGTTAGAACCCAAAGAATTAGAGAAATATATCGACGAGGACATCAACCCCGGTGACTACATTGTCCGAGAACTGGGCGGAGAGTATTACGTGGGACAGGTAATCGAGCTTTCCCCGAACTTCTACAGGTACAAAGTCTTAAATGCTTTCCCTCTGGGGGAGGGGGGTTGTCCGTCATGAAGAAGCAATCAAATGTTACCCTACACCTCTTCGGAAGTTTAAGGAGGGGGACGAGGTAATTTGTAGAGAACATATAGGTAAATGGACTGTAATGGAGGACGAGAAGGATTCCTTTCTTGTCGGTATTAAGAATAAATGTACCGGAACTATCAAAGCAGTAACCCCTGCCTCTCTTCTTCTCATCAGGCCAATCGACCTGCATTTTCGGTTCAGAGTTATCGACCTGCATTATCGGTTCAGAGTTATCGACGGAGCTATTTGGGACTTCAAGAAGAATCGGTCCTTACGTGTCAACCCTTCATGTGAGGGAACAACCGAAATGGAACGTCTCTGCAATCTTCTGAATGAATTAGACAGAAACGAAGAAACTTCTCTTGACAAGTAATAAAACACTGATACTATTATCCGTACATGAATACCACAGAACCAAACGAATTGAGCCTCGATAATATTCAGGAAGAGGTAGCCCGCATTCTCACCGAACCGAAGTCTATCATGTTGAAGGAAAGACTGCAACGGGAGTGGGATGCAGTCCCTGCCTTCAACCTGCCCATCGACGCGCCCGCGGAGGCGGTTGCCGAGAAAGCTCTTGAACTGGGGGACTACGCCGCCAACATCTTTGATATTGAACCCCCGCCGCTGGCAGGAGTTCAGTTCATCATGGCAGAAGTCGCCGAGAACCTCGTCACTGTGAAGGAATACATTGCCTTTATGCAGGAGCTTGAGAACCCCGGCAAGGCGTGCAATGTCTTTACAGATTCCCACGTCATGATTAAGGCACTCGTCCTCTTCATGGCCATTCACCTCTTGGTAGCGTATGCCAGTCAGAACGACCCGGACCGCATTGATGAAGAGAAGGGAGGCATCTCCGCATTCCGTCTCTTCTCCGTGACGAGCAACGTAATTTCCATGAACCTGATGGAACAGTCTACTCTTACCTTCGTAGATAAGTCGGAGCTTGCCGAGAAGGAAGCCAACGCCCGTAAAATTATTCTGCCTCACGAAGCATAAAGCAATGGAAATGACTAGTGAACAGGAGAAATATCGTAAACTTGTACGGAAAATTATTCGGACAATCTGTAAGAACTTAGTGAAGAAAGCTAGCGAGTATAACACAGTCCCTTTGAGGATGGAGTATGTTACCTTATTGGAGTTTGTACTTATGCCGCCTTCAGATTGTCACAAGATAGTAGAGAAAGAACTTGACAATCTCATTAGCAAAGGTATTATACCCGTCAGAAAGGAAGACGACAATGGAGATAGGTAATCCTAAAAACATGAGCGTGATGGAGTTGGAAGAAGTGATTGCTATCTTCAATAGCTCCTACTACAAAGAGGGGAAAACCCTTCTCCCTGACACGGTTTACGATACGCTGGTTGAAGAACTGCGTTCCCGTTCCCCGGAATCCAAGGAACTCGATAGTCTTGGGGACGACGTACAACGGGGAGCCAAGACCTTCCGGCATCCCAATCCCGTCCTGTCTCTCGCCAAGATTCATGAGGGCAAGGACGGAATTGGTATGGACCAGCTTCGCGGCTGGATTGCCGGACGTGACGTCGTGGTTGAACCGAAGTACGATGGCCTCACCCTCGTTCTGTACATTGAAAAGGGGCGGCTCGTCAAGGCCGTTACCCGTGGCAACGGAACCGAGGGGGAAGTAATCCCCCTTGATAAGGTTCTCTACATGGCCCCGCCAAGTTATGGCAATTACACGGGAGCTATCCGTGGGGAAGTGGTTGTGGCTAAGAGCAACGAAGGGCAGGTGGAAAGCATGGGGTACTCCAACCTCCGCGCCTGTGCCGTTGGTCAACTCCGCAACAATAAGCTCAAGTGGTCTGACTGGCTCATTACCTTCATCCCGTTCGATGCAAGTCCCTTCCCGGAAGGTGTTGAATCCCGCATGGAACTGCATGGGTGGCTGATGGAAATGTTTGACCTCGTAACTCTCCCCAACGTCTGGCCGGAAGGCGAAGCCCTGACGGATGAATATATCCGTGGCATGGTTCAGTACCTGCGGGAAGACAATGCCTATCCCACTGATGGTATTGTGTTTAAGTTGAACCAGAAGAATGCTATTGCCGCGGCGGGAGAGGCTACTGCCCATCACCCGAAGGATGCTGTAGCCTTTAAGTTCAACCCGCAGGGAGTAGAGACTACCCTCCGAGATGTCATTTGGCAAGTAGGCAGAACCGGAGTTCTTACCCCGGTTGCTGTCTTCGATACGGTGAAGATTGGTGGAACCAATGTATCCCGTGCCACCCTCTCCAACGTGGCTAATGCGGCCTCCTTCCACATTGGGGATACCGTGGAGGTGATTAAGGCAGGGGAGATTATTCCGTACATCCGCAAGGTTCGCGGCTGTGGCAATACGGTTTCCGTTGTCCCTCTGACCTGCCCCTGTTGCGGCTCCACGTTATCCTCTAGTGACCTCAACATCTTCTGTACCAATCCGTTGTGCAGGGATAAGGTAGCGGCCAAGCTGGAATACGCATGCGGTAAGAATGCACTAGACATTGATGGCATGGGACTTGTATTCTCACGTATGATTGCAGACAAACTGCTCGCCGGGGAGAATGATGTAGAGCCTCCGACCGCAGAAACTGCTTACCTCCACCACCCGTTCCTGCTTCTCATGTCCGGCACGATGGACAATCTCATCAATGGAATCCCCGGAACCCAAGGGTACAGAGGATTCCTTGAAATCGTGGAGGAACGGAAGCACCATGCAACATTATCCCAATGGATTACTGCAATGGAGATTCCCCATGTCGGTTGCACCCGTGCGGAAAGTCTCTCCTATGCTTACCCCAATCTCTACGCTTTCCTCACTCTCTTCCCCGAAGATTTAAGGAACAAGCGTCATGCGGAGTTCGGCCCCCTGATGACCGAGGCAATTCTGAATTACATGGAGACCGTGCCAACGTGGAACGAGATGACGGCAATGGTTATGACAGGAGATATTCCCAATGCCGAGGGCAATGTTCCCAAGAGCACCGCGTTGCGGGGAGTGAACTTCGTCATCACGGGAACCCTGTCCCAGCCTCGCCATGTATATAACCTGCTCGTTCAGGACATGGGAGGCACGGTCAAGGAGAACGTGTCGAGGAAGACCAACTACCTAGTCGTCGGTAAGGAACCGGGGGAGCACAAGCAAAAGATTGCGAGGCTCCATAAGATTCCTTCAATTACAGAAGAAGAATTCATGCAAATGATTAACCCTTCAATTACAAATGAAGAAAATTCCCACTGAATTTACCCGTAACCCCTTCACCTGTCGCCTCATTTTCCGTGAGGCTGGCGTTGCCATCTATGAGCTAACCCATAAAGGAAGCGGGAAGGTAAACAATTATGAGGTTGTCATCATCCGTCAGCACAAAGCGGACAATGATTTCATCAAGGTTAAAGCCGGAGATGAATACCTCCCCAGCACCAGTGAGTGGGGCCAGTATGGATGGACATTCCCCACTCTTGAACTCGCAAACTACAAAGCCAAACATATCATTCATGAACGTTCTATGGATAAATCAGGAAGTCACACTTCCGCTAACTAAATCAGAAATAGATAAACAGGTTGAGGCCGCAGAGATAATGGGCCGTGTCTGCTATAAAAGCGAACCGAAGGGCGACCCCATTGCGTTTCTCTCCCGTATCATAAATCGCGGACACGAAAGTGTCATCGAGCATATCAATATTCCCGCAGTCCTCTCGACGGACAGAGCGGTGACGCATCAGCTTGTCCGTCATCGTCACATGAGCGTCAGCATGGAGAGCCAGAGGTTCGTCAACTACGACCGGAAGGGAATCATTTGCTTCGTCCGTCCGCAGTTCTTTAGCGACGAGAAGGTTGACCCGAAGACCATTGAAGAGTTTAAGGATACCTGCCAGAACCTTGCGGAGAAGTACGTGGAACTTGTCCAAGGAGGACTGCCTCCCGAAGAAGCGCGGGGATTGCTTCCGAACTGTACGGCTACGGTGATTGGTGTGACTGCTAACCTCCGTGAGTGGAGGCACATCTTCCGTATGCGATTGGACGGCGCGGCCCAGCCGCAAATCCGTGCGCTCCTTCTGGCCCTCCGGCAAAAGATGGAATTGAAGTACGACCTCGCATGGGCATTCAAGGACATCCCCGTTAATGCTAACCGACTTCATTCCGTTCCCGAAATATGAGCAAAATAAGTCTCAAGAAGTATCGGGAACAGATGGCGGCTAACATGAAAGCCCCAACTGCGAAGCGTCGAAGAGGAAAGTTCAAGTGCAAGAAATATGGAGATAAATTTTACTGGTATCGAGATAGTCCCGCGGAGCAAAGGAAGTTCTTGATGAAGACAAGAGCTAACAAGCTTCGGTCTCGCATCATGCCTGAACATAAGCAACTTATCCATGCCTCTCTCCGGTCGAAGAAACAACTGACCGAGGAACAATTAACCTATGGTCGCATCCTTGCGTCCAATAAAATATCTACTGGTGCAGTTGGAGAAACTACCCCAGATGAAACTCCTAGCTGGATTAAGGGGGACAACTCCTTTTTCTTCCAGTTTAAATTTCATGGCTATTTCATCAAAGGTATAGTCCCCGTGGCTCTTGTTGGAAGTTCCTCTGCGGCTCTGGAAATATGCAGGAAGGCGTACAAGTTCGCACGGAGAATTACAAGGAAGTGGACAGTCAAAGAAGGATGTTTAACTCTACCCTCTCCCCGCCTCTTCGTCATAGCCAAGATGTCTATTCGCAAATATATCAACAAACAAATTTACAAGCACCTCACCAAATAACATGCACGCTCACGAAGCAATCAACGCAATCGTTTCAACCAAGGTAAACTCACAGGCTTTTCCCGACCTGCCGGAAGGAAAGGAATCCATGAACGATGCCGTCAACCACCCGAAGCATTACACCTCCCACCCCAGCGGAATCGAAACCATAGAAATTACTGGCAAGCTTCCCTTCGCATTAGGGAACGCCGTCAAGTATTTGATGCGGTCACAGTACAAGAAGAACCGTATTGAAGACCTCAAGAAAGCACGATGGTATTTGGAGTACCACGCTAAGCACTGGTCCAAGGTGTTCGAAACGTTTGACCTTTACCTTATCCTTGAACAGTTCAGGCGCACGGTGATGAGCCATAGCTACCAACGTAGTCCCGAAGATTCCATTCTGGTACGGCTCTTCTATATCTGGGCGCATGATAAGTTGGTTGAGGTAAACCCCGCATCAGAATTGCAACGATGTATCGGAGAGATTACCCAGCTAATAGAATCCCTCGAAGCGAAACAGAACTAAAACAAAAACCCCGGAAGATATTTCCTTCCGGGGTTTTCGCTTAGAACCCAAACAACTTACAGTCCAAACAGAATGATGTCGTTGCGGGTTCTTTATACCATGCAGTACCTATGATGTCAATACCTAACTGACAGGAACTTCGTTTTTCTCAATGCTCGCCATCAGTTCGGCGAGCTTTTTCTTTTTGGTTTCGAGTTGTTGTTCGAGCCTCTCTATCTCTTCGACGTAATCGTGGCACGCATGCTTGGCCGCGTCCTGATAGGTGAGGAAGACAGTGTGGTTGAGATAGCCATTATCTATGGTTCTGAATCGGTGGTTGATGTATTCGATTCTGACACGAGAAACGAAACATTCGAAGGCGACATCAGATACTTCAACGGCTCTCACTGTGGGCATGCCACCGCAATGTACGTTAATGAACACCGTGCATCCCTTATACAGGGGGAGCTTGCTAGCTTCTTCTGCTGTGAATATTGAGTTCATACGGAGGGAAGTATGTATCAACTTGAAATAATGTCAAGGACTATTTTAGCCAGCAGTCAGATTCAATATCGAAGTGAGCCTTTACTGATAGGTCGCAACCACATAAGGTACAATAGAGAGGGGCCTTCCCGTTGGTCAGGTCAGCAAGCCCGGAAATTTTTTCCTTGAGGAATTTGCGGCCAGCTCCTTCGGCACCGCAGGTAGCACACCCCTGCTTCTCTAAATCCGGGGGAGGCGTAGAGGTAGCATAAGGACAGGAGGCGCAGATAGCATAGCGGCGGCGAGCTTCTACCTCATCTACAAACCTGTGTCCCCGTCGATACCAGAGAACCATAGTACCGAAGAAGGCCAGTATCTTCTTGGCACTCATGGGTTCATACTCCTTCCATTCAATTCCCTTATCTCCGCAGGTGGTGCAGTACTGGGGAGGGAGAGAAGCGCAAAGCTCTGATTCAAAGAGCGCAACCTGAAAGGGTTCTCCGTTATTCATGAAGAGACGGGCGACCGCCTTGCGGAGTTGTTCCAGTGAACCCGCGGAAACCTTGGTTCCCTTGAGCCTGACACTCATGGATTCAGGGACAATAAACTTCCAGCCTCCCGGAGGGGTGGCCATAATATGATTGGGTACTATACGAAAAGATGGAGGCACGGTTTTATATTTCTAATCGTTGATAAGTTAATATCCTCAATAACAATACGAAATGAAGGTTCGGATTTATATTCAATTAGTTATATAATTACCGCTTCAACGATTCGCTACACTAGAAAGAGAGTATCTCTTTTTCGTGGAACTCGAATCTCCACGGTCGTCAGCAGGTTTACTGCTCGTTTCCCACTCCGGGCGGGTACAGAAGTTATTGATATTGATTGCGGCGTTCAAGTCCCTATCAAGGGAGAAGCCGCAAGAAGGACATGTGAATGTCCTCTTGTTTAGGTTCTTCATCTCCTTGTTCCGCGCACCGCAGTGCGAGCAAAGCTGGGATGAAGGATAAAACCGAGAGACCAGTTGAAGGGAACGTCCATACCATTCGCACTTGTACGTTAGCTGTCGCTTAATCTCAAAGAAACTAGCGTGCGCGATACTGGCGGCGAGGCAATGGTTCTTCATCATCCCTTTTGTATTGAGGTCTTCCATTCTTATTACTTGGTTCTCGCTAACAAGAGTGGAGGTAGTTTTATGTATGAAGTCTTTTCGCTGGTTAGAAATTTTACGATAGATGGAGCGCATACGCTTACGCGCTTTAAGTCTTCTCCGTGAATCCTTCTTCCGACGAGATACAATTCGTTGTGCTCGCTTCAATCTGCGTTCCAATCTACGATTCCGTTTAAGGTGGAAGATAGTACCGTGGGAGGTAGTGACCGCGGTCTTAATTCCAAGGTCAATACCTATGGATTCATGAATAGGAGCAGGTAACTCTTTTGGAGAAGCCTCGAAGAGAACTGAACAGTAAAAATAATCTCCGTCTGTACTAATCGTTGCGCTTTTATATCGTAGCTTAGGGAGGTAGCCTCTGTTATAAAATTTAACAGAACCTATTTTAGGTAAGCGTAAATGATTTTCATCTATTAACCACAGAGCATCTTTCCCATTAGTAGTATAAGATTGCTTACTATTTCTACTACTTTTGAACTTTGGATATTTAGAAGCTCCTGCAAAGAAACGTTTATAAGCATCCTCTAAGCGAGAGAAAGCATAGGTCATAGATTGAGAATCAATCTGTTTCAACCACGCAAATTCTTTGGTAGTATTCTTTAATCGATTAAGTTCTTTGCGCAAGTCGTAGGGTGTAGGACGTTTAGCTCTGTCTCCCTTTTCCTTATCCTTATTCTCTTCCCAGTGCTTGGAGAGTTGTTCCAGTCCCCAGTTGTAAATAAACCTAGTCGCACCAAAGTTCTGACGAAAGAACTCGGCTTGCGCTTTATTCGGATTTAATCTTACTTTGCGGGACTGGAACATAATAAAGGTGTGAGAGGATTATACCTCCCACACCTTATGGTTGTCAAGGATATAAACAGAGGACTACTGCTTCATCCGATTATGAATTTCCTCCGCACTCAATGCCCCATCAATCTGAATGCTACCCTTCCTCATGAGGTTGATAATGAGTTTCTTCTGCTCTTCGATTAGGCGTTTGCCCTCGTCCGTGGTATTAGACTTCTGCAATTCGCGGTTGAGCTTCGCGATAGCCTCACGTCCTGCTTGCGGGCTAATGATGTAGGGCATGATACCTTTCATGGCCGCGCCGTAGGTCTTGGCACTCATACCGGAACTCTCAATCGCGGAAGCCAGAACTTCCTTCCGCAGAGCGGGGTCAAGCATGTTTGTAATTTCCGTAACAAACCGGACACTATTGACTAGCTTGGTGAAATTCTTCACGGCATCCGCGGTTTCCACGGCTTCCATGAGTTCCACATCCACCCCGGATTCCATTCTCTTGTAGAAGTCCGGACGAAGAACGCTCATTCGCTTTGACTTAGTGACTGCCGTGTTAGCATTCTTTAACCCGGCGGCAAGGGCTTCGGTCAAATCCTTCGGACGACGGAGGCCCGCACCCAAGGACTGTAACCCGTATGCCGCGGCACTCATGTCAGGTGTATCGCTAAACGCTTGTTTACCTGACTTGACTGCCCAGCCGTAGAAGGGAATCTTTTTATTGGCAACCGTCGCGAATCGTTCAAGGACTTGCCATGTATGTCCACTGCCGAACGAGGGGTTCAGCCCTGCGGCCAACAGGATTGCGTTGCCGACTGCCGGGAGAACGTTGACGCTTTCATCACCGGAGAGGCTATGCTTGTAATTGAAGTCTTCCTCATTAAACAATTCAGAAGTGGCATTCAGAAGGAGGGATTCTTCAAGCACCGTATTTTCCAGCAGGTTTTTCAGTTCGGCAACCTTGTTCATCCCCCACTTGTCCACATCCATATCCATGAAGAGGCTGGGCAGGGTTTTGGCTAACACCTTGATGGTCTTGAACGGGTTCATGTATTCAAGGTTCAAATACTCGAACTCATGTCGCTTCATATCTATGATGCCAATCAAGTCCCCGAACTTATCGTAGTCTGGAATTAGACCACTGTCTGCCAGCTTCCTCATGACTTCCGCGTCGTCAATGATTTTACGGTCATCGTCATCTCCCAAGACACTGGTGATAATCTGTCGGGCAACCCAGGAAGAGACCGCAGAGGTTGCAGAAACAGTTACTAAGGAACCCGCGGTACGAAGGATAGCGCGTCCCAAGAGGTAAGCCCCCTCCTTCTTCATGCCGTTATTGATAGCCCACACACCATCTACCCCTTCACCTATGGCGTGGCCAAGGTTGTAGGCTACAGACTGGAAGGTATGGTACTGGAACATGAAGAACGGAGCCGCAACTATATTCAGGGTTTTCACCCACGAAGGAGTACGCGAACCCGTGGGGAGCAAGCTCTTCACCATGTTGGCAGTATACCTGTCCACATAAGCATCCCAACTCTGGGTAGTCTGGCTCGCGTCAATGAGTATCTGGTCCCGCGCATTGGGGTTGGCCTTGCCCATCGCCCGCGCCAGCTGTACCTTTAATTGGGTATCGGCAATCGGTCTCTGGTTAGTGAAGAGAGCAATCTTGGCGGCCGCGTCCGGCAAGCCATAGGCGAAGGACATCGTTTTGACGGGCCATGCTACGACTTTACCTGCGGTCTTGGCGGCATCCTTAGCCACCTCGCCCTTTGTCCGTTCCTGTTTCTCGTTCAGAGCTTCGGCCAGTTTGAAGAAGGAATCCTCATTCACTTCTTCGAATTCTCCTGCCATCTTACTGAACTCGTCAGACTTCCAGACGTTGCGCAGGAACTCCCCTTGACCTGCGTCCAGCAGACCAATCTCTTGCCAGTAGCGAATCTTCTCGTTGTACCTGTCTTCCGCGGCCAGCAGTCTATCCGCGGAAGCCTGTGAAGCAAGGTCCTTGCCCTGTGATAGCCACCATAGCTTACGCAACTGGACCCAGTCCCCAGTAAGCTTTGCGATTTCTATACCTCCCATAACTGGCAGTGCACCCGCATTGGTCATTTGGGCTACTGTACCATATAAGTTACGTAAAGTGGAATTAGGACTTGCTATTAAGACAGAAAGGTTAGCCAAGCCCCCCGCCTTACTCCACCATCCTTGCCCCCTGCCGGACTTCTGCCAGTACTTGCGCACCTTCTTATAGTCGTCCGTCCTGCTATTCAGGATGTCGTCGCTCGGCCTGTAGATGTGGTAGATGGCATCGGCTACATCCTTGTCGGCGTACATTCCGTTCAACGCATTCTTCGTATTCTTCAAGGAGATTTCCACCATGTCCGAGGTACGGTTCGTGGAATCCGGGGGTACGACCACACCCTGCGCTTTCAGTACGGAGGCATACTCGTCAGCAAGCAACTGGTTCACGGCAATCTTCGACTGCATGGATAGGGTATTCTGTAACGTCCCAATGGCATCCCCAATGGTGAGGTCGCTAAGTTCATACATAGCTTTCCTCTGCCATTCGGGCAAGCGTTTTCGCTGGGCCAGCGCATCTTCATTCGTCCTCTTCTTGGACAGAACTTCGTCAATGGCCTTCATGGCATCGTTCACTGCGAGGCGGGAGAGTTCCGGATATTGCAACACTTTCAAGTCGGTAGCGGAGATGACGTTGCCCATGCCGTTCATCCTCATGAGAACGCCAGCCTGACCGCGAAGAAGATTGAGCGTCTTGTCCAGTCGTTCTGCGGCATTCATATCGGGCGTGTTCCATATCTGGTCAATGGCCGAAGTCGGGATAGTGGGGATGACCTTGTTCACTTCGGAAGCCACGGATGCCGGGGATTCAAGACTGCCGATTTTGTCCGCAATCGTTTTTCCCGGAAGGTCGGAGAAGACTTCGGCGAGGAAACTATCTCTGGCTTTCATGTCCAGAGTTTCCTTCGTCTCTGTCATCTTTGACTTCGTGTGATAGTCTGCCTGTGCTATCATGCTCATGGCCTTATTATATATGGCACTGATGTTGTGGCCGTCCCTCAAATCTGCAAGCATTTGAACCGCGCCGAAGTTGTTCTGAATGAAGTCCAGAATTTCCCTGTTCCTGTAGTTCTTGGCTACACCTTCGAACAGGAGTTTATAATTCGCGGAGGCTCCCGTGGGAGCTGACACCAGCGGAAGTTTCAACTCGTCGTGGAGCGCGGCCAATGCCTGCATGTTGTCCAGCACTTGGCTTACGTTTTCGGACAGTTCTCTCTGGTGCGCTTCGGCATGAGAGATTGCGGCTTCCTGCAACAGTTTCGTCAGACCGTCGTATTTCTGCGCCAGTTCTCCGTTGGGGTTTGCGATGATGTCCTTCATCGTCCGGGTGAAGTCTCCGGCATGGCGTCCAACGGCCATGTAGGTGCGATGAAGATAATTCATCTCCGCGGCGTTGTCAGCCATACGGCTATCTCCAATGAGCTTGGCAATAGAGATTTGCGTTGCGGCAATTTCTTTACGGGAATCGGCGATGACATTGTGGACCAGTTGGCCTACAACCCCCTGTGACAGAAGCCACTGTTCAGCGGCATCCCGCTTAGCCATATACTCCGCTTGTTTTTGACGGCGTGCATTAAGGATAGCATTATCCCGTTTCAGCCACACGGAACCAGCAGGGGTAGCTACGCCAGCGCGAGTTACACCCGCCCTCTTTGTTGCGGCATGGAAATCCTCATTGGCTTCCCGGATGATTTGTTTAGCTTCGGCCCGTGCCTTAGCGATGTCCTGAATCATAGGAGCGATGACGGGATGGTTTGTACTCTCCGCATAGAGGAAGTCATTGCGAAGGTTGGACCACCTGTCCAGAAGTTCCTCCATAGAGAAGGGACTATCCGCTTCGTTAATCATATCCGTGAGATAGTTTTGCGTGTCACGGGCAAGGCCAAAGTAGGTGGATTCCAGATTGGCATTCCCCGTCGCGGAGATACGAGAGCCAAGGTCGGAGAGCGATTTGTGAATCTGCTGGGAGAGCATGGGGAGAGCTACCTGCTTGTCCAGCATGGCTCCATATCCCTTGCCGCTCATGTCTTTAATCCGGCGCATCATGTCGTTGATTTCCAATCGCCCTTCACTATTAAGCGCAAGGGAGTTAGCCAGACGCACCGCTTCCGCGTGCCTATTGACGGCATCGGTGACAGTCTTCTTAGCCAACGCGATACGGAAGTCGCGGGTCTGTTCATGCTGACGAACTTCTGCTTGAGCCTCCGCGTTAATGCGTGCAACAGTTTCAGGGTCAATATCGTTGTCCATATTCCCCGACATGTCAAGAATGGACTTGCTCCATTTCTTTCGCGTAGCGGCATCCCAGCCCAGATTATCCGCACGGCGTTGAAGCATATCACCAATTTTGTCAATGCGTTTAATACTGCGTTCATACGCCGCATTCACGTTGGCCATTTGTTCCAGCACAACCAGCTTCTGTTCCTCGGACTTAACATTGATGCCAGCCTTGTCCCAGTTCTTGGTTACACCCAGCCATCCGTTCTTAATACTAGTCACCCAGTTCCCGGCATTCGTGCCAATGATTTCTGCACCAAGGCCGAAGGACAATCTCCGGGTCATGTCGGTCTCATAGGCCATCGGGTTAAAATAATCTACCCCGTTGCCCATAGTATAATCCGTATCGTCTACTTTCCATGACGGAGTGCGAGGCATATCGAACCACTTGCCGGGGGTCATGTCCGCGACGCGGGCCACATAGGAATCCCATTCAGCCACGCGTTCTGCGGCGGTGGTTCCGTCCATATCGTCCGCAGTTTGTCGCACGTCCCTAATCAAATCTTTAAGCCATTCGACGAGGCGCACATGAATAGGCTTCCGGCCTCCCGCCGCTTCGGCATAGCGAGCCAAATCCGTGATGGTGATATTGTCTCCGCTAGCTTCCGCTACCATGAAGTTCATGACAGGATTGGAGAACGCGACACTGGCAAATTCGTCCGCACCGCGGAGACCGTAGTTGAGGTCGGAAGCGAGCGCGGCGATGGCGTTCATCTCATTGATGTCCACGCTAGCGTCATACATAGCGGAGAGACTATCGACAATGTTGTTGTAGTTCTCTGCAATCGCGCTTCTAATCCTATCCATCCGCTGGGAATAGTCCGTGTTGGTGGTACGAAGATGACGGTCAATGAGGTGGATGACTTCGTGTAGTACCGTTCCCGTTACGCTTTCAATCGCATTGTCCCGGTTCACGTACAGGTCAATGACACCGCCGACAAGCTTCCCGTCCGTGCCGTTCATGTAGGTGATACTGGCAGGGGAAGAGATGTTCGCCGGAGCATTGGTTGCACGGATAGCAACGTCCAAACCAGCGGCATGCAGTGCGCGGAGCACTCCATCAATGGCCGCGGCCTGTGCGGGGGAGGCATTAGCTTGAAGGTCCGAAAGGATGCCGTAGGCATTTGCGCCAGTCCCATCCGTCGGGAGATTGAGAGCGGAGACTTTATCTCCCCACTTGGTGCTAGGTGTCCCTCCCTCACCCGTGTTGTACATGCTTGCGTGCGGAGCGATGACAATGGTTTCTCCCGTGTTGCTGGTAATCATGGGGGCGTTAATCCCAGTCATCTCGTTCAGGGAGACGAGCTTCGCGCCGCGGTCAAGAGGTGAACCGGATGAGAGCCATGCCCCGGTGTTGGGGTCGAACGAGGCGATTGCCGCATCCATGTTATCCACGGTTTCCACGGAACTGGGGGTAACTACTCCCGTCTCTACCATAGCAGTGATGGGGGCAATAGCATTGTCCCTCTCCTTCCGGGCAATAGCTACCGGGGATTCCTTGGGTTCCGTGGTAGCCGTGGGTTCCGTCGCTTGCGGGGGTTCCGTGGTAGCCGCGGCTTCCGTCAATCCGTTAATAACGTTAATGGCGGCATCAAGGTCCTCGTCCCCTGTAGTAATGATGGACAGGTCGTCGTCTACTTCAATAACCTGAACCCTGTCTCCCATAGCATCAAGGGCTTCGGACAACATGGTTCGCATGGTGTCGAGGTTTTCCTTATTTGGGAATGACAGGGTATTGGGCAAGTCGTTAATGGCTTCTGCCATGAAGGAGCTTGCCGCGGCACTGCCCTCATAGGTATGTATTTCGGAGGCCCGTTCAACTAGGTTGCGGAACTGGGTGAAGTTGCTGATGCCCATACGGGTTGCTCCTTCCACCCACGCCTTGCGGGTTTCATCGGAGACTGCCAGACTTTCATGGGCAATGGATTTGTCCACCCATTCGCGGGCAACTTCCGCGGCATCTCCCTTCTCCCCGGCAATCTCGATAACCTTCTTTCCGGTTTCTACCAAGCTTTCCGGCACATTGTTTTTGGTAATGGCTTTGCCCGTTTCCTCGATGATGTTGCTCGCATCTTTCGTAATATCCGGTAGCATGGAAGTAGCATCCTTTACATCGAGAGTTGGAGCGGCTTCGGTTTGGAAACGTATGTTCCCTTCACCAGCTAAGTGGCTACCAACGTAGCCGCCGATACCACCAAGGAAAGCAATCTTCATGGCACCGCTAATCACTTGGTCAGTAGTGGCAATAGAAGATTCGGAGATTTCTCCGTTCTTCACCAGTTCGGTAAACGCCCACTCTTGGAATTCGTCTGTCAGTTCTTCGGTGGCTCCTTCCACTGCGGCCTTGCTCGTGCTGTACAGATAGGAAGCAACGGCAAACGTCTTTTCCTTCGTGTTCATCTCCTTAAATGGCTTGCTTCTCCATCCGGCCATCTTCCGTTCAAGAGTTTGGAATGGAGATTGACCGCGAAGGTTTTTAGCCCCAACAATCTTACGCATGAAGGAATCCATACCTGCGCGGTTGTTGATGAGAGTACTACCAGTAGATACGAGAGCCGCACCAAAGAGAGCACGCATGTTGGCAATGCTCTGTGCCCTGTTCGTGTTCTCGGCAGTCGGTTCCTTCCCTTCCATCTCCCTATCATAAATGGTATAGAAGATGTCGGAGTAAGCATTCGGTGCAACCTGCGAGACGATGCTAAGATTTACCCCGGCTCCAGCTCCTGCCCGTTCGAGGTTCAACGCCGCAAGGTTGTCGAGGTTGCGCTGAATAGTTCCACTCAAACGTCCCGCCAATCCCGGACGGGCGGCAGGGACAAGAGCTTCGGCCCGCTTCGCTACGACGTTAGCCGTTGCCTTCGCGAACCGCGATAGCGCGGTACGTGTCAGTGCACGGCCAGCGAGGCCGCCAACTTTACCAGCTCCCGCGGTCGCTACCATTTGGTAGCCGAGGTTGGCAATCTCCGCAGTATAGTCCGCAAGGATATTGCCTCGAACAAGTTCAGCTTCCGCTTCCTGTTTTTTGTTCAGCTGGTCCCAGAGGGTGCGGGTATGTTCCATCGCCGCACGACTGCCGACTGCATTCTGCGCAAAGAGAAGAGCACCATAGGCGGCCCCCGTCCCAAGGTCGATGGCCTTGTGCGTGCCTATCTGGAACCCGCGGAGAATGGGGTTAATGTGTGCCTGACCCTTCTCCTGCCATGCGGAGAGGATGTCCTCGTCGCTCTTGCCCGCTTCCTTCTGTTCGTTGTAAAAATTTTTGAAGGAAAGGTGCTTGTCCAGATGCTTCATGGTTTCAGTCCAGATAGGGTTGAACTGCATGCCGGAGCCAAGCCACGTATCACGAAGCGTTCCCAGCATCTCTTCCAATGCAATGTTGTCCTTCACAAGTTCCTGTGCGGATTTCTTGCGGAGGTTCTGGAACTTCTCAATGGTGCGATTGATGAGACCTTCGTCCGCGCCACTGGCACGGAGAGCCTCAATACTCTGGTCCATCAGCTTATCATTGTAGAGAGCATTGGGGTTCAGTTCGAGCGTGGCGTTCGTATCAACTTCCTTGGTGTGCGGGTTGTACGCAAAGAGACTGCCACGGCCAACGCCCAAGTCACCCATACGTGCGGCATGAGAGAGGGAGTTGAGGGCATCGCGAGTACTTTCAATATGGTACTGGTCCATGTACTCCTTCAACCTCTCCGGTCCGACTTCAAAGGATGGGCCGCCCGGCATGCCATACCACCATGAGCCACGCCTCGTTCCCTTCCTCCATTCCATCAAACTCATTGGGTCAGCGTACTTACCCACACTATTATCCGGCTGGAAGGTAAGTACGTCCGCAATTTGTCCCGCCGTGCTTCGGTAGTTAGCCATTGCGCCTTTGACTGCATCCATGAGAGTGCCTCTCGGTGTAGCTTTGGCGGTATAGTCCTGAATCAGTTTGGTTACTCCCGCTTGGCGCAGGACGGATTTTGGAACCCCCGGAAACCTTGTGGCCACGGCTTCCAGTATAGCCTCACTCATGCCAATCTGTTCGGGGTTTTCGACGGTCAGAGGGCGGTCCTTCTGGCGGCGAACTTCCTCGGCAATGACCTTTGCCCGTGCACGTATTGCGTCCATGTCAGCACCGGGGACTAAAGACAGAAGGGCAGAGGCCGCGGCCTCTGGATTGAGAAGCGCGTCGCGAAGTTCGAGATAGGGAAGGCCAGTGTAGTCCTCTTCGAGGCGTCTTACGATTTTGTCGGCTGTTTCTATCTGTTCACGAATCCTATCATCAACAGGTTTTTCTTTTTTTGAAATGAGTTTTGCTTGGTCTGTATGGAGTTGTTTCGCATACGCTGTAGCAGATTCCGGGGAATCGAAAACGCCTAGATGCTTCCCTGTTTTTTGGAATTGTTCTATCGCTTCCTTTTCCGTTAAAAGTCTTCCATCTTCGGAGACCGTAGGAATAAGGTATTCTTTATCATCAACCCCTATGGACATAGACCGTACCGTACTCACGGAACCGTCGGGGTTTTTAACTTGAGGACGTTGATTCAAATCGAGATTACCTGCCTCCACCATACCAGAGATGTCGGTCAAAGCTCGATTTCCAGATATATAACTACCACTGTTCCGGGAAAGGTAATCCCCGTAGTCGCGGACAAGTTGGAACATTTTGCTGGGAGACTTGGAAAGGTTGGCGAGTTCAGCAAAAACATTCCCAGTAAATGAAGGTGCTGAATCAGAGAATTCGCCAACGCCAAGCTCCCCCACGCTCGTTTGGCTGGGGGTTTTCTTCTGTATGCCCTCCGTCGAAGCGGGCCGGTATTTGTTGTAGAGAGACTTCGCGGCTCGGTAGTTGCCAATGTCTTCGCGCCTAATCGTATTGATGACGCTTTCTATTTCTTCTGCGGTGTAAGCAATAGGTGCAGTCTCGATGGCTTGTGCCGTAGGTTTACCAGACGCAACATCTAGATTCGAGTTGAGGTAATCCTTCCGGGCCTTTTCCATTGTGTTGGCAATGCCTTTGGCCACCGCCTTTGCGTCCCGGTTTCTGTCCGCGGCAATGGCGAGGAACTTTTCCGTTACCACGGGGTTCCCGTCCTCTCCACTTCCGAAACCAGAGCGGGATAAGAAGGCGGGGTGTGTAGGCGTAAGCTCGGAAGAAGACACAACGGTAATTCCCGTATTGTTGGCAAGCTTCTTAATGGCCTCACTATCGCCGCGGGAAGCGGCCTTCAAATCAACCAGCGCATCTTCTCCGCGGTCTACATAGTCTTTCGCGTCATCAATCTCGACGAAGTTGAATCCACGGTTTCCGCGGTTCAAGACACCGAGGGCTTTCTGCTCTTCCGCGGCTTGCCATTCGGCTTCCGTATGCGCCCTGCTCTTCTTGTCCCATTCCGCTTCGTTTGCATCCTTGGCTTTCTGTGCCTGTTCCTTCTCAAAGGCATCAACAGACTTAAAGAGGAAGATGTCATAGTCTGCGGTCGCCGTCGCTCCCTTCTCGGCACGGGTCTGTCTCTTTTCCGCTAACCTTTGCTCGCGGTCCAGTGCTTTCTGTTCTCGGTCCTGCTGTTTCTGCGCTTGCGTCTCTTGCCACGCGGCGTGCCTTTCTACGGCACGCTGTTCGCGCGCGATACTACTTCCCGACGTCGGAGTGAAGTCGGACATATTGGCGGTACTAAAGTCAATAGCCATGTTTGTTGAGTATTAGTATAATAAGTTTGCCCCACTCATGTGGGTCTTCAACATCCTATCATGAGTGGGGCGAGGGTCAAGTGAAATATGTATTATGTCAAATTTATTTTCGGAAGTCCAAGTGAGTGAACTCCGGTCCCTTCATCAGTTCAGTGTAGAGGGTGAGCTTCGCTTGCGGGTCTTTCTTCCGCAGGGCCTGATACTGGGCGTACTGGCGGGCGAAGCGGGGGTCCCGGATATTCAATCTATTCCTGAACATGTTGCTAAGTTCCTTTATTTTGGCGCGTTCCAATTTTTCGAGGGTCTTAATCTCCTTACCAAACTTTTCCGGCTGGGCGTACATGGTTCGGACGCGGAGGTATGTTTGCGCCTGTGCTCTTGCTTCGGGGCTGGCCGTATCATCCCTCAAGGTTCGTAGCATATTCTCGGCCGTGCCAGTACCCGCAGTCGTCGGGACGCTCGTGGGTACGGGAGCATTGCCGGAGGGGAGAGCAGAGGCGGGGAACCTAGAGCCGGAGGGGGCGGCAGTGGTTCCCGCGGTAGCTCCCGCGGCGGTTCCCGCGGCGGGCGCATTCTTGGTCCGGCTCTCTACAAACTTGCTATATATCGCGTTCCTCTGCGCTTCCGGCATGGACATAAATACCTTGTACTTCTCCGGGCCAAGCATCTTCTCCGCATGTGCATAGAACCCAGCCGTGGAGGTGTCGGGGCCGGTTGGAGCGGAAGCCGTCGCTTGCCGGGGTGTAGCCGTCGCTTGTGTTGGCATAGTCGGAGATATGACAGGCATCTGCCCACGGCTTATGTTCTGGTCCACGCCACGAAGCATGAGCCTGTCCTCCGCAGAGAGTTTCCCCGCCGCGGCTTGTTGCATGCCCGCCGCATAGGTCGCCCGTTGCTGGGCGGCGTAGGCCGCGCTGTTGGGGTCGACCGCTCCCGGACTAGGAGACTGGGCCGCCGCGGGAGCCGCGGATGCCGGGGGATTCTTGATGCCGTGGTTACTATTGGCCGCGGCGATGGTGTTCATCTCCTTCGCGTCGACGGGTTTGTTCGGGTCGTTGTTATTCATTGGACGGAGGGGGATGTCGGGGTTCGTCTTCGGAAGCACCTCGTCCATCGTCTTCTGCTTAATGGACTTGGCGGCGGGGATG